ACGCAGGCTTTGCCGCACCGGACTGTCTGCCCGGACGACATGGACGCCGCGCCCATGGACATCAATTTCAAGAACGGGACGCTGTCCGCTGCACAGGTGGAGGATGAAGATAGTCCGGACCCGGATGTTATTCGCAGTCGAGCTGCATTTTCTTTCCGAGAGCATCAGCGCGACGATCACATTACCAAGCTGATGCCAGCGATTTATGATCCGGAGGCGACGTGTCCCAAATGGCTTGAGATGCTGGAAATGTTTCAGCCAAATCCGGCGATGCGAGAATTTTTGCAGGTCTATTGTGGCTATGCCATGACGGCGAAGACCGATGAGCAAGTGCTGATCTTCAATTATGGAACTGGGGCGAACGGCAAGTCGACCTTCACTGAGGCGATCAGAAGGTTGTTCGGCCAATATGCGACGACGCTCAATCCGGAGTCTGTGGCGGGTGATGGTCAGCGCCGGGGCGACCAGGCCACGCCGGACATTGCTGATCTGCCAGCCGCGCGATTGGTGATCGTTTCGGAGCTGCCAAAGAATGTTCCAATCAAAGAGAATTTGATTAAGGCGCTGACAGGTGGCGAACCGATGAAGGCGCGGCACCTGCAACAAGGTTTCTTTGAGTTCACACCAGAATTCAAGGCGATCATGTCCGGCAACAGCATGCCCAATATTCTAGGCTCAGATTTTGGCATCTGGCGGCGGCTGTTGATCGTGCCCTGGCGGGTAACGATGGAGCAGACCAACACGAAGAAACGAAAGATGGCGGACGTGTTGGCGGAGTTTGATGCCGAGCGATCGGGCATTCTGAATTGGCTGCTCAAGGGTCTTGAGATCTACCTCACTTCCGGATTGCAGGTTCCTCCTGAAGTCGAACAGCTGACCGCTGAACACCGTCAAGATGTGGACCGCGTTGGCAACTTTATTCGGACGCAGTTGGTGTTGCTCAACCGTGAGGAGTGTGACCGGGAGGCAAACCAGAAGGGCGGAGAGGTGCCCGGTATTCAGGCCAGCTATCTCTATGAATGCTTCTGCGCCTGGTGTGACGAGAATGGCTACAAAGTCCTGTCTCAAACCGCCTTTGGGAAGGAAATGCCGCAACACGACATTAAGCGGGAAGACAAGCGCATTCGCCGCTATCTCTACATCGCGCACCATCCCGAGGCCATCAAGCCAGTTTTGAGTAAGGAAGACGCCTATCCTCCGTGACGATGGTTGCGAGGGTGCCGCGAGGCTTGGACTGCCAAGGGTCGGGGGGCGAAAACGGAGTCAAAACAAGCGGTTAGGGGACACTTGCGAGGGTTGCGAGGGTTAAGCCCCCGCTACACGTGAACATGAAAGACCAGAGGTCCCTAATACACGATGTAACTCTCTCAACTCTCTCAACTATCGTAGAGAAAAGGTAAGTCTATGAATAAGAAGGCAAATCCAGAAAGCGAGGGCAGCGGCTGGTTGGAAAATGACCCTCGCAACTCTCGCGAAACCACTCAGCGGGACCCAAAAGCTGCTGCAGCAAGCCTGAAACAGCAGGGAGACCCGCTGCGCATCACCGGCACGACCCGCCAACAGCACCGACGGGCCAGCGAGGTTGAAAAGCTGCTCAAAGGCACGCCGCTCGCCAAAGTACGCGGGAAGGGCAAACTCTCTCGCAGGGCTTTTGAGGCAGGCGCCACGGTTCACCGGCTCTTTCTGGCAGGTGTTGGCGGGGTGCGCGGGATAGATTTTACACAGGAAAAGGTGGATGGCGGGCGGTTTGATCCGCAACACCAGTTTTCCGGCTCCATTGATGCATGGCGACAGCTGGCGGCGATGATCGAAGAAAGCCGGATGGGAGATCGGGCTGCTGCGGTTGTGCTGAGGGTGGCAGGCCAGGAGGAACAGCTTGTCAGCGTGGCGCTCGATTTTGAGACCAACGAAAAGCTGAGAGCGCAGGGAAAGTGCAGTCGCATTACCGAGGGGGTGGTAAGCCAACTCCTGCGCGACGGATTGGAAGCGTTGGGGGCTGCCAACAGCAAGCGGGCGGCGGACCGGCTGGACCGAAAGTCGCAAGCTGTGCTGTCTTGGATGGAAGAGGGCGCGCGCCCCAGTACAACGACATATGGCGATCGTCCGGACTTGGGCAAGCGCAAGTGAGGGTCACTTCTTCACCGAACTCCTTCACGGAACTCCTTCACGGAACTCCTTCACGGAACTCCTGCACGGAACTCCTTCACTGGGGTTCTGATGGTTGAGGCCAATCGTCTGGACGGTAGCCGTGGAGATAGGCCAGCATCAGGCGCGCCACTGCTGGCGTGATGGCTTTTCTGCCAGTTTCCATATCGTAGATTTGGCCTTGGGCCTGTTTCCCGCTATAGCCCAACACGGCGGCGAGTGCCGGACGTGAGAGGCCTAGAGACAATCGGGCATCGCAGAATGCTTGCCCAATATCCTTGCCCTTACCCTGCAGCTGGGCGCTTTCTGTGATCACGTTCATTTTTTCTGGCCTCCTTCACCAGTGTGCCGAGATATTGGCCGAGTTTTATCAGAATGTCCGTGCTGGCGCGGAGATTTATCTCTCCGTTGCCGTGGCGGTAGAACCGAAAGTCCCCATAGGTGTCCCCGTCTATCAGGTCGAGGGGGACATGCACCTTGCATTCCTGCGGGGCGCCGGTGTTGACCGGCCCGAATTGGTTGCGCACTGGTTGGCGCAGAGCCTTTGCGATGAGGCCCGCCGCGTCCAGCTGGTCTTGGTGGGTGGCATGATCATCTGCGACGGATTGCAGGCCTTTGCGGGCTAGGGGAATGCCAGGTGTCAAAACATGGCGGCGCAACTCCTGCACCACCTTGCCGCACTCCTTCTCGAACCTTTCCGCGCTGATGTTCCGGCTCACAGCTGAGGCCGTGCGCTGCTCATGTGGAAGAAAGTCAGACAATGCATGGTAGGCGCCTGCCACCGCGCAGACATTCTCGGGCAGTTTCGCAGAGGCCTTTATGCGTCCATCCTTCCCCCATTGAAATGTCATAGTGAGTGGCTCGGTTGGATGTCGAAAGGCAACATAACTTGAATGACTGCCCTCTATGGTCGCGCTGTCTCCCAGCACCTGCCGCGCGGCGGGCGCGACAAGGGGTTCCAGCTGTGTGAGATTGGTTCGCGCGTTCATGCCGCCGCCCTCTCTAAAGGGCGGCGCAACTCCTGCACCGGTTCAAAGTCAATTGTGCAGATTTCACAAAGGGGCGAAGCGTCTTTCCAGTCGCCGCGATAGTAGGACGTGTCGACGCCGCAACCGACCTCAAATGTTAGGCCGGTCTCACTCTCAAACTTCCGATATTTTGCGGACTTGGTTTCGCGGTACATTTGCGCTCCAGAATAGACAAAGCCGCTGGACGTTTGGGGTAAGATGAAAGCCCCATAGGCGGCGTGGTCTGAGACAAGGTCAACCAATGCAAGGTCGAAATCTGCGCCGGTATAGCGGGGGGCTTTCCAGTCTCGGCGGACCTTGCCGAAAGGCGGGTTTGATATGACGCTGTCAAAATAGCCAAGCCCCAAGTCTGGCAGGTCGCCAGCATCGGCACATATCCATGTTGCTTCGGGTAGGATCTTTTTGCCAACCTCCACATAGTCCGGGTTTTGCTCTATGCATACATAGTCTAGGGCCGGGCTGTTGCCGTCTCGCGTGTATTGCGCGCGGTTGAAAACTTGGAAGGCTAGGCCGCCAATGCCAGCGCAGATGTCGAGCACGCGGCGCCCTGTCATGGCGTCAATTGAGAAATCGCGAGCAAGTCCGGGCGGGGTGAAAAAGGCGCCTATTGCTCCTGCAGCGTGTTCGGCTCCTTCATGGTAGTTTTCGAGCACCGTCCATTTTTCATCCTCCGTTAGCTGATCTTTCTTCAAGATGTCCAGCGCGTTTTGGTGGGCGGCGCGTTGTTTGCGGGTGAGTTTAGCCATGGTCTTTTGTTCCTTCTGAAAAGGTGGCCGCATTGGCCGGGGTTGGTTTAGGCGCTGATGGCGGTTTGATAAGGGCGCTTTGGCCGGACCGATCCGTAAGTTTCGCGGATATCGTCCATAGCCATGGTGCCGCGCGATTTTGAGCGCCAATTGTCGGGGCGGAAGTTCCACATTTTCTTTTTTGATGCGTAGCGAAAGCCTGCGGCCTTTAGCTCGGCGCGGTGCTTGTATGTCTCGCCGCTCACCCAGACCCACGCGCCACAAATTTCTATATCCAACCCGTCAAGGTGAATGATCGCGTTAAGCGCGCCATTGAGAGCGTCCGCATAGTCAAAATGATCCTCTGATGTCTCTGCGTTTGTGTCGACGCCCGGTTCTGTCAGGGCATCATGAGCGGCGTTAACGAGTTTCATCATTTCCGCGCCCGCTGGGTTGCGGTCTGGGTGGTATTTCAGCGCGGCTTGTTTGTAAGCGGCGGCAATGTCTTCTGCACTGGCACCTGCAGCAAGGTTGAGAATGGATAGGGCGTCTTTGATAAGCATGGCTTGAGTTCCTTTGGTAAAGGTGGCCGCAATGGCCGGGGTGTGCAGCGGGCTTTGCGCCCGCCGCTCTTGTCTTTAGTCCGCTGCGATTGCGAGTTCCATTCCAGTTATGTCAAAAGGGAATTGGCGCGGGGCAGGGTTGTCCCGCCATGCGACCGGCATGAGAACGCCAATAAAGTCTTGACGGCCAGTCAAGATCACTGCGGCGCCGCCTGCTGCCTTATTGTTGTGGATGATGATGCTGCCCGACTTTCGCGAGCCCTTGGCGATCGCGGTGAAGTCACCGAGATATTTAGGATTGTAGCTTGTGACGGCGGTGTCTTCACTGATGTTCGTGGGAACAATCCGGCGCCAGTTGGGAAAGGACCAGCCGTCTAGCACTGCTTTGGGTTGCATGGCTTCCGGTTCGTCTTTGTAAGTGACTGTTGCGTTTCCATCATCTGAAATGAGCAAGCGCCGTGCGGTTTCAATGTCCCGCGCGGGGCTCTTACAACGTGAGGCTGTTGCCTTGTCTAATTTGATGATGGCTGGTGCGTCGGCGGTGCCGGTCTCGTCATGAAACACAGCCATACGGTGCCCGTCTGTTGCGACAATGAAGACGCCTCCTTGCGGTGCGGCTTCTACATAGAAGCCCTGCAGGTAGCAGCGCGTCGGCTCTTTGCCAAGGAATGGCTGAACGAGGTGGGCATATGATGCTTGAATGCTAATCATGGTCTTTGTTCCTTTGTTTAAGGTGGCCGCAATGGCCTTGCGCTTCGTGCGCTGTGTCATTGAATATATGGCTGTAGCCATAGTGTGTCAATAGGTGTATCAAAAAATGATTGCGCGAATGTACGTTCGCGGATAACAATCTCTTCATTCCTCGAATCACGCCCGCAGCGCCGTCCGGCCCTAGCGGGTTTTTTGTTGGGACATATGCCAGACGCCCCTAAGACCTACCGGACCGCTGCCCAACGGGCGCGGAGCAGAGAGGCTAAGACCGACCGGAAGAAACGCTTTGACAAGAAGCGACGGAACTCAGCCCACCGGCATCTATACAAGCGGAAGATATGGCGAGACCCGGAGTCGGGGCTAAGGGCGCAACAGCTCGCCAAGGTTCCCTATTGCGAGCGATGCGACCGGCAAGGGCTAAGAGCAGTACCGGCGACCGTTGTTAATCACAAGGTTCCACATGAGGGCGATTGGGATTTATTCGCTGATCCCCACAATCTGGAGAGCAGTTGCAAGCCTTGCCATGACGGCCCCACGCAAAGCTATGAGCGGCGCGGTTATTCGGAAGACGTTGACCCGGTAACCGGTCTCTACACAGACCCCAATCACCCCTCAAACCAATAGCCCCGCCATGGGGGGGAGGGTCAAAAGTCCAGGCCAACCGTCCAGGGACCGGCGTGGGTAACGATTTGTGCGGGGCCGCGAAATTCTGAAAAACTTTTTTTGAGATATTTTTTTTGAGGGCCCTATGGGACGACCAAGAAAACCAGAAGCTGAGAAAGTCCTTCGTGGAAATCCCGGCAAGCGAAAGCTCGCTGATCCAGAGACAACCATTGCTCCGATTGGAACTGTTCCGAAGGTTCAGCCTCCATGGTGGTTGACGCACGAACTACCATTGAAAGTTTGGGATGTGCTCGCGCCGGAGCTGGCTTCAGCGCATCTGCTGACCGATGCCATGGCAACAACATTCGCGCGATACTGCGTCTTGATGGCTCGGTGGATCAAAGATCATGAGTTTCTGCTCGAGAATGATGCGGTCTATGAGACGGATAGTGCGCACGGAAAGATGAAGCGGATTGAACCGATTGCGGCGCTGGATGCAAAACTTGCGAAAGAGCTGCTGTCGCTGGAAGCGCAATTCGGTTTGACGCCTCTGTCGCGGCAGGGCATGCAAGCGAAACTTGCCGCTGGTGGTTTGCCTCTCACAGGTGGCGCTGCGGCGAAGCCCACGAATGATCAATCTGCCAAGGCGGAAGCTGCAGAACAAAGTGGCAGCTCAGGTGGTCAGCTCATTGGCTTTTTGAACTAGCGGCAGGGCAGTTAATTGGTTGTTGCGCAGAAGCGCGTCGTCAAAAAGCGGCCCGCCGCCAAAGAAGGAGTATCGAAAAAGAAGGCCACTCCGAAACGGAAGGTGCCTGCAAAGCGCAAGGCGGCGGCGAAGAAGGGAACCCGGAAGAAGGCGGTTCCAAAAATCGTCTATCCGGATTGGGTCAAGAAGGCGGCAAAGGACCCGCGTCTTCACTGGGTCAAGATGTATTGGGATCGGGCAAGCGGTGTGCCTGGTTCTTTCTTCGATCAGGTGAAGGCGCAGAAGGCCGTCGACTTCTTCCCAGCGAAACTAAAGCACACCGAAGGAGAGTGGGCCGGTCGGTCCTTCAAACTCGCATTCTGGCAGGACCCAATTATCCGCTTCCTATTTGGGTGGCATATCCCGAACGATGAGGAGGGAAGCGACCGACCAGTAGTACGCCTCTATCGTCAGCTACTGCTCTGGATACCGCGTAAGAATGGAAAGACAGAGTTCGCCGCAGGCCTGGCTCTGATGATGTTGCTGGGTGATGCCGAGTATGGCGGTCAGGTATACTCGATCGCGACGGACAAAGATCAAGCGGCGATCGTTTTCAACAAGGTCGCTACGATGATCGGTTTCTCCTATGAGCTGGCGAGTGTCGCGACGGCGTTTAAGGACCATGTTTTTTGCGAGCAGCTGAAGGCGGTAATGAAACCGCTTTCCGGAAAAGTAACCGGGAAACACGGCTATTCAGCAAGCGGGCTCATTGGTGATGAGGCGCATGAGTGGGCGAATGATGAAGTTTACACTTTCGTCCATCAATCTTCGGGCGCCCGTGCCCAACCGTTAGAGGCGATTATCTCTACAGCTGGGAAGATTGGATACGGCTATGGGTGGGAGCTGTACCAGGAAGCTGAAAACATCGCTAATGGCGTACTCCCAGAACAGCGAACCCTTGCTGTCATCTATGCCGCGAACGACAATGATGATTGGAAGGACGAGAAAGTTTGGGCTCGGGTCAATCCGAATATCGGTGTCTCACCGAAATGGGCCTATCTCCGCAGTGAGTTTCAAAAAGCGTTACAGAGCCCGCGTCGTGAGGGGACGTTCAAGCGCTATCACCTCAACATGTGGACCGAACAGGCAACCCGCTGGATACGCCTGGAAGATTGGAGAGCATGCTCAGAGTTTCCGCTTGATCCGGTCACTCAAGACAATGCGTTTTATTGGCGCGAGCTTCCTGCGAAGATGCGCGGGCGAAAGGCATATTGCGGCGTTGATCTTTCAAGCGTCAAGGATATTACCGCTGTTGTCCTTGTCTTTCCACCGGAGGAACCGGGCGAGCGATGGGTCATCATCCCGTGGATGTGGGTTCCCAAGAAGACTGTCGATCTGCAGTCAGGAAACGGCAAAAACCATTATGAGACGTGGGTCAAGCATGGCGCGCTAACGCAGACCGCAGGGAATCAGGTCGACTACGACTATGTTGAGCAGGTGTTGCTCGAAGTGTTTGAACAGTACGATGTTGAAATGATTGCCTATGACCGGTGGAACGCTGGTCAGCTCATGACGAACTTAAAGAAGGAGGAGCTGCCGGTTCATCCTTTTGGTCAGGGATTTGCTTCGCTTAACGCTCCATCGAAAGAGTTTGAACGACGATGCCTCGCTCATAGTTTTGAACATGGAAACCACCCGGTTCTTACATGGATGTGCGCGAACTTGTCTTGCGAGACTGATGCCCCCGGAAATGTAAAGCCGAGTAAAGAGACATCTGGAAACAAGATTGATGGGTTGTTCGCAGCGATTATGGCAATCGGTGTGGAGATAGGTGAACAACCCGAAGAACAAGATGATCTCGATGACTTTCTCAACAACGCGGTGATGAGCGCATGAGCCTTTTTGGTGGCAAGAGCTTCCGCCTGTCTGACCCAATCGCGGGCAGGCTGGCCGAGTTCTTTAGTTTCAGCAATCACGCCGGGAAACGAGTGACTCATGAGACAGTGTTGGAACTCTCTGGAGCGTGGGCGTGCGTACGTCTTCTTGCGGAGGTCATTGCGACATTGCCATTGCGGTTATACCAGCGTGACCAAGATGGGGGGCGGACCTATCTGAGTGACCATGCTGTTAATGAACTGTTCAATGAGTCTCCTAATGCAGATCAGACTCCGGTTGAGTATCTGGAGAGCGTGGCTGGCTCGATCGCCCTTTGGGGCAACTCCTACTCTGAGATTTCGCGAAGCGGAACACGGTTATCGTCGCTCAACTTTCTGAGGCCAGACCTCACCACAGTAGAACGCAACAATGACGGGGTTCCTGTCTACAATTTCAATGATCGGGGAAAGATAGAAACCCTCCCAGAAGGCAAGGTCTGGCACATCAAGGGATTTGGACTTGATCCGCTCATGGGAATGTCACCCATCACCTATGCGCGTCAGACCATGGGTGGCGCGCTAGCAGCGGATGAAGTGGCCGCAAAATTCTTCGCCAATGGGATGCAGGCATCGGGCTTTATCGAGTCGCCGCAGGTTCTTACAGATGAGCAAAGGCCTCAATGGGAAAAAATCATCGAGCGCTTCACCGGGTCAAAAAATGCCGGGAAGGTGATGACGCTTGAAGGCGGCTTTAAATGGAACCCGGTCGGTATGCCGCCAGAGGATGCGCAGCTCCTTGAGACGCGTGCGTTCAATATTGAGGAGGTCTGCCGCTGGTTCCGAGTGCCCCCCGTTTTGATCGGACACAGCCCCAAAGGGCAAACCATGTGGGGGTCGGGTATCGAGCAGATCATGATTGCTTTCCTGACGCTAGCACTGCGGCCCTACCTTTCGCGGATTACCTCATCAGTCAGCAAGCACCTGTTGGCACCAGGTGAGGCCAAAGGAATTTCGGTCGGCTTTAATGTCGATGCTTTGTTGCAGGCAGACAGTGCGGCGCGCGCTCAGCTCTATTCGTCGCTTGCGCAGAATGGCATTAGCACGCGCAACGAGCTGCGCGCCTTGCAAGACATGCCATCGAAAGAGGGTGGGGAAGATCTCACTGTTCAAAGCAACATGATCCGGTTGCAGGATTTGGGGGAGAACAGTGACGGCATGAAAATGCTTGCCGCAGTGATCTCTCAACTAGCGAACACCTCCAATAGCGGCATTACATCGGAGCAGATCCATGACGTTCAGTAGCTACCCCCATTCTGCCAAACAGGCCGGTGGCGCCGTTCGGCTGAAAGACTTTGAGTTCAAAGTTAAGGCTGACGGCGAGCCAGGTATTTTCTCTGGCTATGGATCGGTTTTTGGGTTGGTGGATCATGATCGCGAGATTGTTGCCCCTGGTGCTTTCTCCGCATCGCTCGCCGAACAGAAGGCGGTTGGGCGTCCTGTACCCGTGTTGTGGCAACATAGCTCCAGCCAGCCTATTGGGATTTACACTGAGATCGTAGAGGATGAAAAAGGCCTCAAGGTTTCTGGCAAGTTGCTGGTTGATAGCGTCAAGCAGGCAGCGGAAACCTATGCGCTGATGCAGGCTGGTGCCGTCTCCGGACTGTCTATCGGCTACATGGTCGAAGAGTCCAGTCGCGACGAAACGACCGGTGTTCGAACTTTGGAAAGGCTAAAGCTGCTGGAAGTGTCGCTAGTGACTTTCCCGGCGAACGATGAGTCCCGTGTTGATGAGGTGAAGTTCAAACTCGCTCACGGTCGACTGCCCAACTTAAAGGATTTCGAGAAGCTCCTGCGTGAGGCAGGTTTCTCAAAAACTCAAGCCGCATGCGTCGCGAACAACGGCATGAGAGAATTGCTTCAGAGAGAGTCTGGCGCAGACAGCGACACCGACAGCACGGCAATCGTTGACAGGATCAAGAGCATCACTGCCGACTTTGCCGATTTCAAACTCTGAAGAAGGAAAAGATCGATGAACGCTATTGTGAAACATACAGGCATTCCATCTCGTGAATTTGGCCGCAAGGACAAAGGCGGCGAGGGCGAGTCTGGAGACCAAGTCCTTGAGGCACTGGAAGGCCTTAAGGAACAGTTCGGTGAGAACTTTCAAAAGACCGGGGAAACCCTCGACACTTTCAAGAAGGAAATGTCGACACAAGGTCAGGTTGCTGCAGAAACCAAAGCAGCTGTGGACGAGGTGCTTGCTAAAGGGACCGAACTTGAAGGCCGTATCAAGGAGCTTGAGCAGAAGTCAGACCGTCGACCTGGTGGCGGCGAACCTGCGGCGAAGTCTGCCGGGTATCAGGTTATTGAGAGCGAAGCGTTCAAAGGCTTCGAGGGCCGGGGCACGATTGCTATTGACGTTAAGAGCATCGACTCGACGGCGACTTCTGCAGGGGCTCTCATTCAACCCGATCGGCAAGCAGGCATTATCGAAAAGCCGCGCCGTCGTATGACCATTCGGCAGCTGCTCAGCGTCGGGCGCACGAACTCCAACTCCGTGGAGTATGTGGAGGAGACGGGTTTTACGAACAACGCTGATATGGTTGCGGAGGGGGTAGAGAAGCCGGAATCTGACATCGCGCTGGAAGAGAAAACAGCGAACATCCGGACGATTGCTCACTGGGTCGACACTACAAAGCAAGCCTGGGAAGATGCGCCTCAAATCCAGAGCCTCATTGACACGCGGCTCCGGTATGGTCTTGAGGACAAGGAAGAGGTCCAGCTTCTCGCTGGGGATGGCACCGGTCAGAACCTGCCGGGGATCATGACCAACGCGACTGCCTTCGCGAACCTCACGTCGATTGTGACGCCAACGAAGCTCGACAAGCTGCGCCTTGCCATGTTGCAGGTCCGTGTGGCTGAGCTTTCCTCCAACGGGATTGTTCTCAACCCGATCGAGTGGGCGGAGTTTGAACTGCAGAAGACGACCGAAGGGGCCTATCTGATGGCAAACCCCTTTGGTGTCATGACACCGGTTCTTTGGGGCCTCCCGGTTGTGGAGACCAATGCCATGGTCGCGGGTGACTTCCTTTGTGGCGCCTTTGACACTGGTGCGCAGATTTTCGATCGGGAGGACGCGACCGTCGAAATCTCAGACCAGAACAAAGACAACTTCACCAAGAACAAACTCACCATTCGTGGCGAGAAGCGGATGGGTCTGGCGATTTATCGTCCAGAAGCTTTCGTCACCGGCACACTTTAAGCCGCGTTCTTGAATTGACATCACGGGCAGTCGCTTCGGCGGCTGCCCCTCTTTGAGGAAAGTTGAATGGCTCGCAAAACCAAAAGCTCTCAGAATGCAACGCACACGGCGTTGAAAACCTTTCAAGGGCGTTCGTCAGAATCGGAACGTCCGGACAATATCGTAAAACGCGGTGTTGGCTTTAAGCCGGCGTCGGCGTCTCGGGGCAAGGAGCTGGTCCGTATTGGCCTGGCCGAGGAAGGTGCCCCGCAGGCGAAGCCGAAGGCAGCGCCTAAGAAGAAAGCAGCGCCTAAGAAGAAAGCAGCGCCTAAGAAGGCCCCGGCGAAAGAGACCGGCAATGGTGAGGCTCCAACGGATGGCCTTGAGACCGGCAACAAGAAAGACAGTGACGCCTCCTGATTGGCGTCACAGGTAACCACGCATGCTTAGACAGACCGCCGCAGCGGACAATCCCCCCTTGTCACTCGATGATGCCAAAAGGCACCTTCATGTGGAACATGGGGATGATGATGAGTTGATTAAGGCCCTCGTTGCGGCGGCTGTGGAGTATGTAGAGGCGCGAACGACCCTGCGGCTCGCTCCGGCGCCCTATCTTTGGACTTTGAATTGCTGGCCGGACGGCAGTGTCTGCCTGCCGGTCCACCCCATCCGCACTGTGCTGACGGTTTCCTACATCGATGAAGACGGTGTTGAGCAGTCCGTCGATAGCGCTTTGTGGGACTATCAGCCAACCCCGGAAGGCGCGCGCCTTTGGTTCAAGGACGGTTTCGGTTATCCGTTGGTGGGAAGAGGTACAGGCGGTGTACGGATCACGTTTGAAGCGGGGTTCAATGACACTGTTGAGCCGGGCGATACTCCAGACGTTGCTCTCAACTTACCAGACAAGGCCGACCTCGCCGTTCGTATGTTGCTCGCTGCCTGGCATGGCAATCGAGAAGGCGCCACTGACATTCCCATGTCCGTAAATGCGCTCTGCGACCAACTCAAAATTTACAGGTGACCTGATGCCAAAAGCTACTTTTCTAAAGGACTTTGACTGGGATGTACCAGGTGCGCGCACCAAAACCGTGCGGGCGTACAAGAAGGATAGCACCGTCACCGTGACGACTGAGTGTCTAAATGCCGCGCGAGCAATCGGTGCCGTCGCAAAAGGGAAGGTGCCGGTGGAGACAGACGGCAAGACTGAGCAAAATGACAGCAACAGCGGCGAGTGACTTTCGGGGCCGTCTCGCCTTCGATGAACGCGAAGATCTCGATGACGGATACGGCAACAAAACCGGCGTTTTTGTGGAGCGGTTCAAGCGGCGTGCGGTGTTGCGGCCCCTGCGTGGTGGCGAAAGCGTGCATGCCGCAAAACAGGTTTCGCGACAACCCTATCTTGTGATTGTGCGGAAGTGTTCAGAGACCAAACTCGTGACGTCTGATTGGCAAATCCGCGATCTTGAGAGTGGTGAGGTGCTGAACATTCTGACGCGGAATTTCCCACCTGACCGTCTTGGCGAGATTGATCTGACTTGCGAGACGGGCTCTGCGTCGGACTGATGCCAGGTAACTTGTCGGTTGCGCGATCACGTGTGCGGATCGCAAAGAAGCTTGCGCGCATCCGAAAAGAGGCGCCTTCAGAGGTTCGTGGCAGTTTACAAAAATCGGGCATTGAGTTGGCTGCGATGCAGCGGCGGTTGGTGCCGGTTGATGAGGGCGACACCAAAGAGAGCATTCGGGTTATGCAGCTGGCGCTCCCAAAAATCGGTGTTCTGGTTATCGCCGGGAGCGCGAAAGCGTTCTACGCCCGTTGGGTGGAATTTGGGACGCAGAAGACGCCCGCTCAGCCCTTCTTTTGGCCTGCCTACCGCGCTTTGAGGAAGAAGATCAAAAAGCGGACCCGGAAAGCAGTGAAGCTTTCGGTGCAGAGGATATGGCGGTCATGAGTGCTGGTCTTGCCTTGCAGAAGGCAGTTTATGAACTGCTGATGGCGTCGGACGCTCTGAAGGCGACAGTGGGTAATCCCGTCCGGCTGTATGATCAGGTGCCAGCCGAACCGATTTTTCCCTACATCACCTTTGGGGATGCGCAGGAGCTTGAAGATGAAGCCGACTGCATTGATGGCACCGAGCATTTTCTTGACCTGCATGTCTGGTCGCAGGCGCGGGGTCGCGTTGAGGCGAAGGCGATCAGCGGTGTCGTGCGCGAAGAGCTGCGCGGAACCGCTCTCACCCTAGATGGGCATGCGTTCTGCCTTAGTGAGGTGGAGAGCACCCGGCACCTCAAAGACCCTGACGGGGCAACGGCCCATTCCATTTTGACATTCCGCGTTTTGACGGAAGCGGAGTAACCGCCCGATGACGGGCATTTAGAGGAGGCCACAATGGCACCACCGAAAACAGGATCATTTGGCGAGTTTGTACTCCTTCTGGGGGACGGCCAGCCTTCAGAAACTTTTGCTGCCCCGTGTGGGTTCACGTCTCGAGGTTTCAACCAGACGGCCAATACTCAGTCCACTACAGTACCTGATTGTGCTGATGAGGATGCCCCGGCCTATGCTGATCGAGGCGTTGATGAGTTGTCGGCAAGTATCTCTGGCAGCGGCGTCATGGCGCTTGAGGCTTTGCAAACTTGGCGGGAATATTTCGCAAGCGGACAACCAAAAAACGTCCGAGTGGTTGTCAACAAACCGGTGGCCGATGGTGGCGGTCATTGGCAAGGTCTGTTTGTTTGCACTCAGTTCAACCTATCAGCTGAGAAAGGCCAGAAGGTTCAAGCAGAGATCACCCTCGAGAATGCGGGTGCCTATGCCTGGACTGACGCTGCCGCATGAGTGCTGATGCTTCTGTCAGCTTCCCATGGGGGGACGGTGACCATGAGTTCCGCCTCCCCATCAAGCAGTTGCGGCAGCTGCAGGATCTGACCGGTGTTGGTCCAAAAGTCCTCTTTGACCGTCTCACAGACGGGACGTGGATGGTGGACGATGTGCGCGAGGTTCTGCGTCTGGGGCTGATCGGCGGCGGTATGGCGCCGGTCGATGCGTTGCAGCTGATCAATGCGTATGTCGACGGTGAACCGTTGGCGCCCAATGTCCTCCCCGCACAGCTGATCATGACGGCGGCTCTTGTCGGTGTTCCGGATGATCAGCCGGAGGTTGGCGAAGGCGATGCCCCGCCGGAAAAGCCGGAAGCGAAGGGAGCGAAGACAAGCTCTCCTTCGCGCAAATCTACGGCACGGGGGCGGTCCTCGGCTTCACCCCGCAAGAGGTCGACGGGTTCTCGCTCTGGCAGTTCTACTGCTGCGTCGCGGGTTACCAAAAAGCCCACGCCACCGGCGAAGAAAAAGCGCCCTTCATGAGCGATGAACGCTTTGAAGAAATTCAACAGACCTTTGGCTAGTCCTGATGCCCACTGATCTTGAACAGCTTGTCGTCTCACTTGAGGCGCGCATTCAACAATTTGAGAATAATCTCAAGCGTGCTGAGGGCACGTTTGATCGGCGGGCACGCGGGATTGAGAACCGTCAGAAGGTGATGGAACGTCGCGTGAAGCAGAGCTTCAATCGCATGTCCTCACAGATCGCGCCGAGCCTGACCGCCATCGCCGCGACGCTGTCTGCACGGGAGATCATCGGCTATGCGGATGCTTGGACGTTGGCAGGGAACAAGGTGGTTGCTTCGGGCACGGCAATTCGAGATCAAGCAGACCTGCTTGACGCGCTTGCTGATACAGCCGTAGATACCAGGTCTGCTTTTGGCGGGACT